CCATAGCCATCGCCAGAGCCATCGCCATAGCCAGAGCCATCGCCAGAGCCATAGCCATAGCCATAGCCAGAGCCATCGCCAGAGCCATCGCCAGAGCCATCGCCATAGCCATCGCCAGAGCCATCGCCAGAGCCATAGCCAGAGCCATCGCCAGAGCCATCGCCAGAGCCATAGCCAGAGCCATCGCCAGAGCTAAAAACATCTAATCTAACTTTGTGCATTTCCTTTTGCTCCAGTAATTGATTTTTTTGCCACTTCAGTGCAAATAGTTAATGAGTAATCTTCAGCAATAACTTTTTCAACTGGCTCGCCAACCCTAGAATCTTTTGATAATCCCTCTAAAGCAACCCCTTCGTACCAGCTCATTTCTTTGTTTGCAGGTTTATGATAATAGAGCCTACGCGCACCTTTAAGGACAACGCCCGTTTCATCTAGTGCTATTACCTCACCTGCATTTATGCCCTCATTTCTACTGCGACAAATCACGTATTTTCCAACATATCTATCGTAAATAGATTGTTTACTGCCAGTCGTTGGAACACTTTCAACAGCGAGTATTGTTTTTAAATCACGCAATTGTCCTAAGGTTAACTCATCTATGTTTATCAATTTTTCTCTCCAAAGTTTAATTATGCCTTTCGGCGTTTATGCCCTTTCGGGTATTTGGTGACAGCGCGCGCCTATTGTGTCCTTCGTGCGCTGCCGTTATTTTTATCTTTTTTAACTTTTCCCTTCATATATTTTACTTTCGCCAAGACTAACACCGCAGGTTTTAATTCTTCTGGCATATGATCGTAATTATATTCATGTTTACTGCCATTCATAAACGGAAGCATTCCTCGCGGTATTGCCTCCCAATTTGAAGGATCGGTATTTTGACGATTACCATCCTTACATTTTAGGCACATTCCTTCTGGCACCTTGCCATTAACTTTTTCCCATAAATATCTATGCTTGAGCTGATAGCGCCACTTAAAGCCAGTGTGTGGGTTCTTCTCGTCAATGCATACCTCAATATATCCGTCCTTGGATATGCGCTCATGTCCGATATAGTGAGTGTTATGGGGCATCTGACCTTTCTTAAACTGCGTTCTGGCGCTGTTGGCGTTATAGGCCATTTTCTTGCCTTTGTTGTGAGAGGTGATCCCCTTCTCAAAACAACCTGTGCGTCCTGTTTTCCATCCCTTTCGAGTGCACAGAGCTTTAAAATTTACAAAACCCACATCGGTGCGGTTAAATATTTTACAAAAATTACTCCACAATTCTGCTCTCGGTAATCTGCAATTCCGCTGAATATACGCCAACTCCTCTTCAGAATACGTTATTGCCTTTCCCTGGCTCATTTTATTACCTCCTTGCTATAATCAGCCACGCCAGGAGATTTTGGCTTATTTTCAACGGCAGGAAGCATATCTTCCCACCTCCCAACACCATGCTTTGCAACCAATTCCGCCGCATCTAGCGCTATTTTTGCATTATCAATAACTTGCTTGCTGATATTTACAATAGCATCGGTGCGTCTAACTTCCCGCTCCATAGCTTCCTGACCTAATTCCTGATCACTAAGGCGCTCAAGCTGCTGAAATAAAAAATTATTCAAATCCGATAAATTGTTCTTCATACCCCCCCTGTTCCAGATTACGCACTCAATTTTAATTCTGGTTGCCACCATTGTATATTGGGCACCTCATCATTTTCATTAAATTTTATACAGGCAAGTGATTCATTTGATTCATAAGCATTCCAACATTTTATAATACCAATAATTAGCGCTTTTCGGTTTTGAGAAAGTCTATTTATCCGATAATTGAGTTGTTGATTGCGCAGGGTTAAAATTGGACTATTTGGGGAAAGATTAGCACCACTATAAAGCTGTTCAAAAAACAGATTGGCGCGCTCTGGTTCCTTTTCTGAAACAATATAGTGAAATGCAGCAGCAATTGCCGGGGGGAGTATATTTTGCATACTACCAATCTTTTTAATAATTTTTATACTTTCAATAAGCCCTTCTTCTTTCGCCGCTAGCTCAATTATTTGTTGAGTACTTAGATTTTTTTTACCTGCACGTGCATGAACAAATTTAAAATTATTTTTACGATAGATATATAAAATCTCTAAAGCAGCTGCAAATTGAGTAGCATATTTATAACCCAGCAAAGAAATGAAATCGGCCTTTCTTCTTCCCCTCCCTATATCTATGGTTGAAAATACCTCTCTCGGTAACCCCTTAATAACGAGAGATTCAATATTGATTCCAGAGGATATAATCGCATAAAGGCGATGCTGCCCATCAAGTAAATTTCCATCCTCGTCGATACGTATGGCATCCCCATTAAACATCCATTCGCCACGTATCATTGCATCAGCATAATTTTCTATTGTGACAGTAGAAAGTGGCCTGTTTTCTTTGTTGTTTTTTAAATAATGAGAGGCTATTTCTGGTGTTATTGTTTCAATTTTTGAGGTAATTTTAGACATTGGAAAATCCTTTATCGTTTTTAACTGTTAATATTAAGCCATTACATTACTGAGCGCCTGAAGCAACTCCTTATCGCCAGATTTCTTTACTTCTGCCCAGATATCCTTTAACTCCTGTGAATTTGCCACATCTTCAAAATCATCCGTTCCAATAGCATCCTTATCCATTGATATGCGCATTATGATGTTATTTACGCGGTCTTTGAGTGGGATATCATCTTCAGTAGCCAAATCATCGGATTTTTGAATATTATTTTCCTTTTTAGCCACACTTTTTTTTAACTCTTCGTTGATCGAATTAGTAGATTCAGTTTGACCAACAATAGGGTAAATATCTTCTACATTTGCATAGCCATCCTTAATAGTATTTAACTCAACCCATATTTTTGTCAGATCATTTATTGTCCATTTATCTGACTTATTACCCATAAAGGATTCAATCCGCTTAAGATCAATATTTAGCTCCTCTACTAAATTTAGAATGGCTGATTTTGCTTCTCCTGGATTTTTTTCTATTCTCGCCTTTAACCCCTTTTTGGCTTCCTGCATTCCATATTCTGCCAGTGTTGGCATTGAATTTAAAACAACATTACGAATCGCTTTAGAGGCACCAATTTGCAAAACAATATCTTGCTGACGATCAGCATCTTTCATACCTGTATTTTGGTTTTTTCGTTGCTGAAACGGCCTTGTTAATGAAAATCCTGTTTCAATATCAACAAATTTTGCATATATCATTAGGTGGGTTCCTGTATCTTGCACACGACAATCTACTTGGCAATTTCCAAATAACCTGGCTAAATCCATAGCAAGCTTAATACTGCCACCTTCAACGCGCCCCTTGCTTCCATCTTTATTTTTAGTTGGCCAGCTGTAATAGTATTTTTCACCCATAACCGCAGCCATTGCCTTTATTTGCTGCATTATACCCGCATAGTTTCTTGGTACGGCTACTTTTTGCGCTGAAATTATTCCGTCAGCGATATTAATGTTATTTTGCCCCACTATTGTTGGGAGCGGTGCTTCCATGCCAAAGCCACTTGCTAGCATGGCAAAATCTTCACTGGTTACTTCTGTAAGTGTACTCATAATTATTTCCTTGTTATTGTTTGTATTTATAAGGCATATATTCCATGCCAAAATCTTTTACACCACCAACTCCGTCAAACCAGCGATCAACGCCATAGCGTTCTATATTCTGCTTATAGATATCAAGACCCAGCCGGAAGTCATTATATCCCTTTTGTAAAATATCCTCTTTCAAACGAACAGCCTCGGCTAAATAAGGGCGTTTTTTTTCTTGAAACAGCAACACAAACCCCATATGTCCAACATCATATAAATTTGCTTGTTTCAAGCCCTCCATATACATAGCCGCAGAAAGATCATAACGATAATCAGCAATCGCATATCCGATGCTATCCATCGATATATCGGTTGTAGTCTTGTAATCAAATCCAATCATCGGGCGCAAATAATCAAATCGCACTCGACACATAATTCCCGTTTCTTCATCGCGCCAAAAGATACTTACCTCTGGTTTACCTCCAGTAATTAATCCAACAACTGAATCATCGTTTTTAATTACTTTTACTGCATTAAGCATATCTTGATAATCACCAGCCCCCACAACCCCTTTAATGCTACTTGTTTTACAATTTGGTTTAATTTCAAATTCGTCATTAAATTTATGAGGCTCTAATAACATCGTATGAAATGCGCGGCTATTTTTAAGCGTTGTCGTATCCGCTGGCTCTCTCTGGGGATTGAGTGGGCTACTATCCCAATATCTTAAAGGATTTTTTAATAGCAATTTTAACCCACTGCTCGAAAGCGCTGGATCAGCGTGATATTCTTCTGCCGATAAATTATAATAAACCCCTTCCTTAATGCCCTCTGGTTGTTTGTTAACCATTTTTCGCCTCTCTTAATATAAAATAAACTTCTAATGTCAGTTCAATTAATAACCAAACAAATCCCGCTACCATGATTATGCTAATTGTTTTTAACGCTCCTACCTCAATTATTCCGCTTAAGAACAATAGAAAACCAAACAAATAGAGTCGTCTATTTTTAGATTTTTCTAATTTTTGCATTGCAACTCCTTTATTCTGGCATTAGCTCTTTGATTTAAAAACAAAACCTCATCTTCACTACTTGCCATATCTGCCTGATTATGAAGCTCCTCATAAACTTTCTGAGGGGTCTGGCAATGGTCAAAATCTATAACAACAGATTTCATTTTTATCTCCCCGCCGCAATAATTATTGTCTTTGCAGGGGCGGAATCGGCTAACTCCCTATCGAGTCGGGCATCCTCCTTAAATGAAAGCGCCAGCACTGCCAGCATCACTATAATTGCAATCTTCATAATAAAATCCTCCTTGACTTAGTTAAGGAGTACCGTTATCCTGAAAATGCAAACTTTAAGGCAACGGTACTCTAAGAGGCCGCTCTTTTTTACAAAAGGGTGGCTTTTTTCTTTTTGAGGCGATTAAACCTCCACAAGCTGAACAATCCCCCGCGCTAAATAATGCTTAATCGCCAAGGTTAATGGTTGACGCGTTACGCGCCCCGTTTTAATCCATTTGATTTGATAATAAATAACGTCGGCTGGTTCTGAATATCCGCAAGAATTAAAGCTAGCTGCTAGATTATCACGCACATCATAGATATTGCCTTTTTCGTAAAGGCGGCTTGAAAAACCATCCTCACACCCTCGGCGCGTCTGTAACATACGTATAATTGCCATACTCACCTTATTAATTGATTTTTGATAATCAGGTTGTAGAGATGAGTATAGTGGGCTATTTTTAGCCTGTCAATAGATTAATAGGCTAAATTTAGCCCGTTTTGTACTTTATTTTAGAGTTTAGTAATTTTTATTCGCCTTTCTATGGTGGGTATAGGAACTTCCAGAACATCAAAAAACAGATTTAAAATTTCTGCCTGCCGTTTATTTTCCCTTTTTATAGGATATATTTTACAATCTGGGGGCGGGGGATTTTTGCTTAGATGGGGCATTTGCGTAAATAAAAGCTTAAATGGGATATTTTTATGTTTTAAAGACAAACAATGGTGCTGTCAAAATAAAACCATGAGCTTAGACCACAATTATATTTGATACTTATTGGAGAGTGTTGATTTATTTACGCATGAATTTTATAATTGTGTTTAGTTGTGTGTAGTCCTTTATTTCTATGCCCTGGGTGTTAAACTCGTAACAAGCAAGATATAGCTCTGCTTTTGTTTGGGGGGATATGTCCTTTTTACTTTCCTTTATGAGATCATCAACCCTAACCACCGACTCCACCCATAGCTGCTTATTGTGAATAGGGGATGTAGTTTCTTTTGGGGTTCTCCCACACAATTCATCAATAGAGCAATCCAGAACATCTGCTAGCTTACAAATTATGTTTATTCCTGGGCTGCTAGCCACCATATTAAATATATTTTTTACCGCGCCCTCTTGAAGATTAGCCTTAAGGGATAGTGCCCTCATTGAAAGACCTTCTTGATCCATCTTGCTTTTGAGATTTTTTCTTATTTTTTCAATCAATTTCATAGGGTAATTTATACCCCAATAAAAAAGTGATGACACGGTGTAAATATATGCTTGACTTCTAGGCTAGATTTAGCCCATAATAAAATCATTATGTATTCAACAGAAAAATTAATATCAGATATCTCGGAATTTATACGAGATCACAGCCTAACGGAAAGGCAATTTCTTATGAAAGCCCTAAACACGCATCATACGTTAAATAGGCTTCGTGGAGGCCACTCGGTAAGAACTTCGACCGTCGAAAAAATTTATAAATTTATGGAAACAGAGAAGAAAAAAGCGCACAACTCTTAATTATACATTAAAATAATCTATTAACTTAACTTTATTTTTTAATGTTTTTATTCTAGAAAATAGACTAACCCTATTTTATAACACGTCCTTTAAATAGAATTAACGGATTTGTCAAGCATAAACGCTTAAAGGAATAATTATGACAAATGTAGGCGGCATTTCCGGCGATTATCTCAAGGGCTGTATTGAGAGAATTGAGCGTTTAGAAGAAGAAAAATCAACCATCACCGCCGATATTCGCGATGTTTATGCAGAGGCGAAGGGCAACGGCTTTGATCCAAAAATCATGCGTCAAATTGTAAAGCAAAGAAAATTGGATAAATCAGAGCTGGAAGAACAAGAAACGTTGCTTGATTTATATAAACACGCATTAGGGATGTTGGTAGAGGAATAAATTATGGGGGTGTGGCTCAGTTGGTTAGAGCATGTGTTGCTTTTAGCATCTTGGTCGCTAGTTCGAGTCCAGCCATCCCCGGCCTGATAACACAAACAGGATTGCTGCCGATGTCCTTAATAATCGGTGGATGCGTGTGATTGAATTTGGTCTATCTGTTAAAACCGCCAGATGTACAGCCACATTTCTCCATTATTCTAATTTTAATGGGCAATAGATAAAAAAACGATAAGGACTTTAAAATGAGTAGTAACGCAGTGGAACCAAAATTAAATTATATTGGATTAATTAAAGTAGAGTTTTTTAAACATTTCTTTGATTTTATTTTAGATCATTTAACTGCTGTTTGTCCTTTGGGCGATGATTTTACCGCTATGAAAACAAAGCTTGATGAGGCTCATTTTCTGGCGATTAAATCAATTTGTTCTGATCAAAATAATAGGGAGAATATGGCTGTTAATGATGATGAAGATTGTCCAATGCCTAGTACGTCATCTTCCGCAGCTAGTTTATCTATATAAATCACTACACGCATCCATTTTGAATAATCTGCGGAAGCTACGGCCTCCAAAAAGCAAAGGGGAAACAATGCAAGAAAAAGAAATAGAGCCTATCCTTGATTTCTGTACGCGTATGCAAATACAGGAAATCATGACTGCATCCTATACTCACCCCCCCCTCAAATATGAAAATAAACTAGCCATATGGCGCGCTATTCCCATTAAAAAATTGGGAGCTGGCATGGATTATTATAACCTCATTAAAGAGGGGCGAGCATGAAAATGCATCCTCACTTTATTAGCCAATATAAGGAATGCACGAGCTGTGCATCTCCAATGTTTGGCATTATGGATTATTCCATTCGTATAATTTGTCGCGAATGCGGCGGAAAACACATTCCGTATGATCAAGAATATAAAAAGAAAGCGGCAGGAGTAAGTAAGTGACTGATTGGATAGTAGTTTATAATAATTACAAAATTCTCCAAGGGAGCGTAATTAAGGCAAGAGAGATTGTTGTTGGATTAATTATGAATGATTATAAACATTTTGACGAACAGCAGGCTAAAGATTTTTTAGAAAACATTATTAGAGAAAATGTTGAAGAAGAAATAGCGGCGCAGAATCAAAAAATAATGGAAATCAGGAGACGTGCAGGTTGAATGTTCCCGTCTATCTTTTATCGCTTATGAGCCGTGATAAGATTCCTTACATATGGGGAAAAAAGTTCGTCATTCTTAAGCCTGAAGAGAAGATGTCGGTTGAATTTGCCGATAAACTGCGAGAATTGACGCTACAGAAGCAATTGAGGTGTTTGTGGTGTCATATACCTAATGAGGGGAAACGCAGCCTATTGACTGCTCTAATCATTAAAGCAAGCGGGATGATACCTGGTGTTGGTGATTTTTTATTTTGTTGGGGGGGGGGAAGTGCTTTTATTGAGCTTAAAGCCGGAAAAAATAAGCAATCCATCCATCAAAAAAACTTTGAATTATGGTGTAAGGAAAATGATGTGGATTATGCACTTTGTTATAGCGTTGAAGCAGCGATAGGGGTGCTTCATGATTGGGGACTAATTGATTGAAGGTTTCGGATTTAAAATCACTAAGGAGAATCTATGAAGAAAGAATATGAGCCTACGCACGCTCTCACGCTTGATGATTTAAATGCTGAATATAGTGACTTTGGGCAAACCTTCAAAACAGAAGATGAAGCCAAAAAACATGCTAAAAACTATCCGGGATCGCAAATATACCGCCTCACTAATCATCGCTTAACTGAATACGCAACAAAAGAACAATTTGAGAAATCCCGTCATTATATAGGCTGGCTTGTACGCAAGATCGACGACAAAGGAAGAATTATAAAGGCAACAAAAGCACATAAATAATAACAGGTGGCTTATGTTTAATGAGGCGGGATTTGGTAAGAATGATGATATATTACCAGAACAGCATTTGTGGCGTGAAGTGCTTCATCAGGCGCTAAAGGATGCCATTAATGGACAATCCAGTATGTCAGCCCGATTACATCGAGAAGAAGCCCTGTCTTGGATTTATAGGGCATTTAGAGGCAGAAATAGATCATTTGTGATGATTTGTGACTTGGCTGGAATGGAAATTAATTATGTAATTAAGATTTTCAGGCGTGAGTTGAAAAAAAGGAAATTAATTTGATGTTGACTTCCAAAAAAGAAATAATTATGTTGAAAAATGGAGCTAGACACTCTATGATAGTAGTACGACCTTTTCTTATGGCTTTATGCCAGAAATATAACCGGGGGCGAAACGATAATGTTCAGGGCAATTGCCTAAAAACGTTTCGGCTAGAACAGCAAAAAATAGTGCTGCTATCACTAGTGTCTAACCCCCGGCTATCCCCTTCCAAAAAATCAGGATTACCGGCAGTTAAACGACTCTTTAAAGGGCGGCTTATGCTGCATTCTATCTACTGTGTTTACGCGCATAACCCCTCATATATGGGGATATTATGAGCGCTTGGTTTCGTTTTTACGACGATGATTTAAATAATCCTGCTGTTCAGAAACTCCCTCCTTCAATCTTTAAAACGTGGGTGAATCTCATGTGTGCTACATCTTCTAATGGTGGGGCTATTGCCTCTATAGAAGATGCTGCATTTTTGTTGCGTATTGATGAGGAAACACTCACCGAACACATAAATAAACTCAAATCTACCGGACTTCTTGCGGACGGTTTATTGCCTCATGATTGGGAAAGCAGGCAATATAAAAGCGACAGTTCTAAGGATCGTGTACGAGCTTACAGGGAAAGAAAAAAAGGTGAAGGTGAAAAGGATAATTGTAACGAAAATGGTAACGTTACATGTAACGGTTACAGTAACAAAGATGGTGGCGTTACTGTAACACCACAGAAAAGAACAGAAACAGAAGAAGAAAAGAATAATATACCTCTTACTGAATCTCCGCGCGAGGTTCCAATTGTGGATAACTCAAAAATTGAAGCACCGCCTATCCCAAACGATGAAGATTTAAATTTATTTATTTGTATTGATGTTGTTGGTCAGCGCCTTGGACGGAAGTTGCACACCAAGGAGCAGGAGGCTGTTGCAGATTGGTTTGGTAAATACCCAATGCGTCAGGCATTAGAGATTTTTGACAAAGAGCTACAAAAATACCGCAAGAAGAACCCAGGAAAAGACCCACCAGCAACTTACTTTTCTCCAGTTTTGAAAGGCGCTTTCCCACAATATCAACATTCCGCTGATGGCATGATTTCTGGCTTAGCTGGAAAAATGAGAGTTTAAAAAGGTAATAAAATGACTAAATTAACATCGCAACAAAAAATACTTATCAGCGATTTTATGAAAGAATTAGCAACAAAATTACAAGATGATTTTTATGGTTATTGTAATGAAATAGATATCCCTGATGATTTACAAGGTAGAGAATTTGTAAGATTTTTTAGCGTTTCTTTGGGGCAAATAATAGGTGGTTCCTATGATGATGAGATAGAAATTTTCGACTTATCAGATTTAATAAAGAAACAAATAATTGATGTTGCATGTCAGTATAAAAATCCAAAAGCAGCATAAGGAGCTTTTCATGTTTAATACACCAAAAACTGAAGATCAAAAACGCAAGGAATCCGAAGAAAAACGCCGCAGGGAGCTATCACGATCGTTGGAGGATGATATTATTTATTCGGCAGCAATATTCTCGATTGTTGAATCTGATAGCGCTGGGAATAGCTCCTGTAGCTCTGACAGTGATTTTTCAAGCGGTTCAAACTGTGGGGATTGATGAAAAATAAAAATAAAGAACTCACCGCAAATCAGAAAATGAGGATTGCTGCACTTAATGCCTCAGTTGCTGTGCAGTGTTCTAATAATTTTGAAGAAAGTGATGATGAGTTAAAAAACACTGTAACTGGTCTTGCAAAATCATATGAAAAATATATACGCACTGGAGAATTATCATGACTGATAAACCTGATGTAATTACAGAAAACCAACGACTACGCAACGAACTGCTAAATATCCGTCGGCTTGAGTATGTTATCCCAAATGCACCAGCTGATGTGTTGATTTTGAAAGCTGTTACAATGGCTAGGAATGCGCTGGAACCTGCGCAGGAGGCATAATGCAATATAGTTCAAACGGAATCAATTGGACGTTCTCAAGCAATGCCCCGTTCGATCAGGATAAAATTGCCAAGAGCCTCGATATAGAGCCAGGTGATTATATTTATTATCGGGATAGAGAGGGCGATCTTATTCAAAAGCTTCAATGGGGTAAATCAAACAAAAAACCCAAAAGGCCATTTTAGGGATAGCGTCCGGCCTGAACCTACCCCCAATAATAAAATAGGATGGGCAATATAAAAAATAAATGAGGAAATAAATCCCGCGCACAGCCGCCAAACCAAACGCGGGAAATAGAAAACCTACTATGACAAAGTACCCCCACACTTCAGCGTTGATTTTAACATAAATTAACAAGAAGGGAAGATATGGGCGACACGCAACAGCAAGAATCGGACTTTGGAACACCAGAAACACAAAAACAAGGGGGGGGAATCACCAAAGGATATGCGACGGAAGGGGGTAAAGTTGCCCGTGTGAAGCATCAAAGCCCGATAGATGTTTTATATCATCGTCATCGTATTGACGACAGGCAATGGGAGGGGGCAGAACGATTACGTAATGATGCACAAATGTCAGGCAAATTTTCATATGTGAAATCATCGGCTGATTTTAGCGTTAAAGGTAATAGGGATGATGAACCAGCAGAATGTGTAGTGCGTGCCTCAAAAAGATATAATGATGCTCTTTCGATGCTGAGTAATGAAGAAAAATCGATTGTGCTGTATGTGGTGATTGAAGAAGGAATTATAAAATGGATAAGTGATTACAAGCTACGCCAAACTGCTGTAGGTATATTATGTGGTGCATTGGATAAATTGGTTAAATTTTATGGGGTTTAAATTTTTTTCAAAAACCTAAAAGATTATGTATTCCCTATTATTTATCTTGATGGTATGATTTCTAGTATGGTGAATAAGTGCGTTCACAAATAATTTAAAAAACCCGATTGCTGTAACAAGTGATCGGGTTTTTTTATGCCTAAAATCCAAATTACACGGGTAATATCATGAAAAGCAAAGGCGATATGGGTACAAAAGCATCTGAAAAGAAGTTGATGACAACAAGCGCAGGAACCACACCCGATCTCGCTAGAGCGATGGGTCATGTAACGATGCAAAAAACCAAAGGCATGGGTAAGACCGATAAAATCGGTAAAGCTGATATGGATTGCGGTTACTAGGAGTTGTTATGGCTAAACGTCTAAATGATACTGCGCCTATAGCTGCTATGCCTAAAAAGGGCGGTATGCGTCAAGGTGAGTCGATTAACATTGAAATACGTCCGATTGATAATGGTTATATCAAGCGCGAATCTAAATATATGGATAATGGCGAATATACGTGTAAAGAAACGTTTTCACCAGACAGGCCAACGATTAATAATGCCACAAGCGATGGCAATATGATGAAATCGGCAATTGATTTTATGAAAAAATAAAACCATCAAAAAATTAAAAGATCATTACCGTCCTTTGGGGCGGTTTTTTTATGTCTAAACCTCCCCAAAATTAAAGGATTTTATCATGTCAGGATATACCACAAATGGCTTAGTTGGCGTAACACTACCGCTTACAGGCAATGAAAAATTTGCTGTTGATACACAACTTGCAAATGGCCTTGCGCCTCAATCGGAAGCAGTTACATTATCACAGCTAGCTACCTATATGGGGGGTAATCTGCCAATGGTACATGGTCGTTTTTATGGACTGCCCAATGGTACGACACCCGTTGCGCTACTTACTGTGACGGCTACATTGTATGCATATCCAATTTACATTCCAAATCAAATCACAATTGCCACATTCAATATTGGCGTAACAACAGGACAAACAGGCGGTGCTTGTCATGTAGGTATTTATGCCGATACTGGTGCTGGTTATCCAGGTGCGCTTGTTTATGATACTGGCGCTATTTCTGGACTGACAAGCACCACCGTTGTGACTAATACTCCAACTACAGGGCCAACATTACAGGCTGGCTGGTACTGGATTGCATCAATCTTTACAGCATCTGGTACATTCCCAAGCGTGACGGCGGCTACAAGCAACTATGGTACATCGCTTAATGCTCAGCTTGGTAGTGATACCGCAGCTCATTTACTTGCAACATCTGGTCAAGCTGCAACAGGTATTAGCGTAGCTGGTACTTATGGCGCATTACCATCAACATTTACCGCTAGTGCTACTCTGACGCTGAATGCCGCGACTCCAATATTTGCATTAGGTGTTTAATATATATGAGCTGGAGCCTCCTCACGTAGGGGTGCGCTCTGGCCTTCTATTGAGGAAATTATGCCACTGACTAAAAAAGGTAAAGAAATAAAAAAAGCCATGGATAAAGAATATGGCTCTAAAAAAGGTGAGCAAGTTTTTTATGCCTCTAAAAATGCCGGAAAAATTAAAGGCGTAGAAAAAGGCGATAAGAAAAAATAATTAACCTATGCGTCGGGCTTAAAACGCTCCGGCGCTCCAGTATGATATATGTCCAACGAAATCACTAAACATCCAGGCGGAAGACCAACATTATTTAGTCCTGCGCTGGGTGATTTTATTTGTGATTTGATATCCGAAGGCAAGAGCCTAAACAGCATTTGCCGTGATGTAGAAGGAATGCCATATATAGGCACTGTGCTTAGATGGATACTTGATGGCGAGGTTAAAAAGACCCCTGAGCTAGAGAGTTTTGCCATAAGCTATACGCGAGCAATGAAAATCCGCTCTGAAATCCTGGCTGACCAGGTAGTTGACATAGCTGATTACAAAGGTAGTGACTTTAAAACTGATGCCAATGGTGTGTTGATATTTGATGATGCTGGAAACCCCATCATTGATCACGACAACATACAAAGGGCCAAATTACAGATTGAAACGCGATTGAAATATATAGCTCTAGTGCAGCCTAAGAAGTATGGGGCTAAAAATACCACAGAGATTGTGGGCGATCCTGATAAGCCGCTGGTGACACAAACCATTGAAGTAACTTACATCAAGCCTGGTGAAGTATGAATCATCCAGATAAATACCGCATGGAACGTATCGAGCGTTTGTTAAAAGAACTAACCTATGAAATCGGTGTTGGTATCTATGAAAGTCAGATAGATCATAGATTGCAGTACAAGCAACTATTTCCTATTAATAATCTGAAATATCCTGCTTTATTGTTAGAATTTAATTTGCGCCCTTCTGGGAAGTATGGCTGTGAGCTTTTAGAAGATCAAGGTAAGTTGAAACACAAGAAGAATGATTATTAAAGAAATCATCCATCATAAATTTATGGGCAAAGAGGCAATAACGCGTATATATCCGGTTGGTTTTGATACTGCTGCTGAATCAAAAAAATATAATGCGATTTATTGTTGGACAGCAAAGAACCCATGTATTTTCTTTTTTAGGAAAATCAAAAAATAACCTATGCTTATACAATTTCCATACTGTACGCAGTTCTTAGCGGAACGCGCGCCGTATAAGATATTGTATGGGGGGAGAGGCGGCGGCAAGTCACAAGCAATAGCGACGCAGCTATTAATTGACGGATTGAAAAATATTGAACGTGTTCTTTGTGCCCGTGAAATTCAATCCTCTCTCAGTCAGTCAGTGCTTAAGTTGCTTGAAGATCAAATATATGCCTTAGATTTGCAAAGTTTTTATGAAGTCCAGCGTGGTGCTATTTATGGTAAAAATGGTACGGAATTTCTATTTGCAGGTTTGCGCCATAATTTGGCATCCATCAAAAGTACGCAAGGAATTACCAAATGTTGGGTTGAAGAAGCTCAGACCGTATCAAAACAATCCTGGGATGTGCTTCTACCAACGCTACGAAAAGAAAGAATTGATGAAAATGGTCAATTAATACGTCCTGAGCTTTTTGTTTCATTTAATCCGGATTTAGATACCGATGAAACATATAAGCGCTTTGTTCTTGATCCGCCTCAAGATGCTATAGTTAGAAAAATCAATTATTATGATAATCCTTGGTTTCCCGAAGGATTGCGCCGCCAAATGGAGGCGTGTAAGGCCAAAAATTATGATGACTACCTAAATATATGGGAAGGTCATTGTAAGCAGGTCATTGATGGCGCTGTTTATGCCAATGAACTACGTGAACTCACAGAATCAAATAGAGTATGTCGCGTACCGCGTGCGCCTGGTAAGCCAGTAGATACATTCTGGGATCTAGGCAAGCGCGATCATACATCCATCTGGTTTGCCCAAATACTACAAGGCGAATATCGCATCATAGGTTTTTATCAAAATCGTGGTGAAGAATTAGAGCATTACCTACTTGAGTTACAACGGCGCGGTTATATGTATGGCACGCATTTTCTGCCTCATGATGCGGCCCATGATCGTTTAGGCGCAGTTACCATAGAAAAGCAGATTAAGGCAGCCTATCCCGGCAAGGTGAAGGTTTTAGACCGCATCCACGTCATATCGGCGGGGATTGAGGCAACTAGGGCAATATTTCCTTTGTGCTGGTTTGATGAAGAAGGATGCGCGGACGGTTTGCAAGCGCTACGGCGCTATAAATTTGATGTTGACCCGGCGACAGGCGGCTATAGCAAAACACCGCTCCATGACGAAAATAGCGATGCTGCCGACAGTTTTAGGCAGATAGCACAAAGCTTAAATGCGCATAAACCAAAAACACCAATCAAAACAATTGAAGTGTCCAAACGTGGAACATCAACTGCTGGCGGCTGGATGGGACGTTAAATGACCGACATAACTCAAGAGGATGGGCTTAAAGGCAATGAGCGCATCATTAAAGAGGCGCAACGTCGTTTTGAAGATTGTATATCGTGGGAATCAACATTTCGTAATCGTTTTATTGATGATTTGCGTTTTGCCAATGCTGATAGCTATAACCAATATCAATGGCCCGGCACATTGTTGCAATCACGCGAAATTAACCAAAAGCCGTGTTTAACAATTAATAAGGTTCGTCAGCATAATCTACAGATTATCAATGATGCAAAGCAGAACACTCCGGGGATTAAAGTGGATGCCGTTGGTGATGGTGCAACTTATGATTCTGCGCAAATATTTGAAGGGATTATTCGGCACATTGAATATATCTCCAATGCTCCTACAATCTATGATAATGCAACAGTATTTCAAGTGCAGGGTGGGATAGGTTATTGGCGCGTAGTTACTGATTACGTCAGCGATGATAGTTTTGATCAGGAAATTTATATCCGCAATATACGTGATCCGCTCAATGTTTATATGGACCCGGATATCAACGAAAAAGATGGCTCTGATGCCCGTTTCTGCTTCATTTTTGATGATATACCACTAGAAGAAGCAAAGAAACTATATCCTAAATACAAGGATAAATTTAGTCAAACGGCACTGGGGAATAGTGTAAATAATGATTGGCTGACTAAAACACACGTACGCGTTGCTGAATATTTCCGCCGCACTACTAAGAAAGATCGTATCTTTGCTTTTAAAGACCCGGCAAATGGGCAGCAACACGTAATACGTGAAAGCAAGATATCCGCTGAGCTTAGAGCGCGCGCTGCCCATATAATTGATGATCCTAGTACTGCATTTCGTACAGTTAATGATGATATAGTTGAGCATTACCTAATTATTGGTGATGAAGTTGCCGATAAAACTGATTGGTTAGGCAAATATATTCCTGTCGTACGTGTTGTTGGTGAAGAAACTATCATTGATGGCATTATGGACCGTAAAGGCCATACACGCGCCATGATTGATCCGCAGCGCATGTATAATTATGCATCCTCTGCATCGGTTGAATTTGTAGCATTACAAACTAAATCACCATTCGTTGCGCCAGCACAGGCGGTTGAAGGGCTTGAAACCTATTGGGCTAATGCGAATACAGAAAATTACGCATATATTCCCTATAATCATATAGATGATGAGGGTAACCCAATTCCAGCCCCTGAAAGGGCACAAACACCAATGCCATCTAATGCCTATTTACAGGCAATGCAGACTTCCCAACAAGAAATGATGATGGTTTCTGGGCAGTATGAAGCAAATTTTGGTCAAAAAAGCAATGAACGATCAGGAGTAGCAATTAATGAGCGTCAACGTCAAGGCGATAATGCCACTTATCATTTCATCGATAATCTGGCTATTGCCATACGCTTTACTGGCAAAATCCTTATTGATTTAATTCCTAAAATCTACGATACGCCACGTATTATTAGGATTTTAGCCGAAGATGGCACTGATAATCATGTACAGCTCGATCCACAGGCACAACAAGCCTATGCTCAGAAGATTCAGCAACAAGCGCAACAAGTATCTATCATCTTTAATCCTAATGTGGGGCGCTACGATGTACAAGCTGATGTCGGTCCAGGATATGCGACAAAACGTCAAGAGGCATTTAATGCATTTACTCAAATTGTACAGCATAATCCCGAGCTTACCAACGTTGTGGGTGATTTGCTGTTTAAAAATGCGGATTTCCCTGGTGCAGAAGAAATTGCAGAACGTTTGCAACGCATGGTTCCACCTCAAGCATTGGGTACGGCTCCTCCTCCAGAAGTACAGCAAATGCAAGAGCAATTGCAAAATATGCAAGCAGTCATCGGAAAAATGACCGAGCAGCTAGTGGAAGCCAAGCTGAAGAATAAAGATACCTCCGCTAAGAATGAAACCGATCAATATAGGGCGCTGACGGATCGCCTTGATGTGATGATGAAAACTATCATGACACCAAAGGATATTGCCACCTTCCAACGTGATTTGGTAGTGCAGGAACACGCATCTAACCGGGCAATGATGGAAGCACAACACGCGCAGGATATAGCGCCAGAACCAACGGATATGGGGATTTGATGAAAAAACCTAAAGCATGTCATCACCTAATAAAAAAGACTGCCGTAGAGCTTGCTGGCACGTTTTATGATAAAAGGGCGCATGATAATACGTTCTACCATTTCTACCCTACAGAAAAATTCTTCATCGATACTGAATGGTATCAATTCATCACTATGGCAAAGTCTATGCTGGTTTCCATGCTTGGAAGGCCAGATATTTGCGAGGCGATGAAAGAAGAGATATTTGAAGCTTTATGTCTTGATAAACTGTTACCGAAGAGCGGAACGCCAATTGAGGCAATAGGTACGAGGCATTAATCAATAAACCGTAGCGGCGCGGTACACCGTGTAAATCATCTTAGATAGGATATCTATGTCAGACGAAAATAATGCTCAAATTGAGCAAACTAATACTCCTACCAATAATAATGAAGCAGAAGGCCAAGGCCAAGTACAAGAAAATAATCAAAGTACCGAAGAAACGGGCAGTGAAGGTGATGCAGAGGGTGATAGTTCCTCCAAACATGAGGAGCAGCCCAAAAAAGATAAAATGAAGGGTTGGGCGCAGCAGCGCATCAACGAGCTTACTTATAAAAATAACCAGGAAAGAGAACGGGCCGAAGCTCTGCGAAAGCAAACTGAAACCCTCCTTGCTGAGCTTGCGGCGGCGAGAAGTAAGGGTGATGGGGATAAAGAGGGGCTTTCCCGTGCTGAAATTGACCGTTTAGCGGCGATTAAAGCGGAAGAAATTGCTGCTAATAAGGTAAATAAGGCTCGTAGCGATGATCTAGCCGAGAAAGTATGGGATGATGGGACCAAAGAATTTCCTGATTTTGCTGATAGCATCTCTAACTTGAACAATTCATTCGGTGAAAAATTTGGGAATATGGCCCCTGTTATTATGGAGGCATTAGATAATCCCCACAAGATTATGCATCACTTAGGTGATAATCTTGATGAGGCTGCAAGGATATTTAATCTATCACCAGCAAAGCAAATAGTTGAATTGACCAAGCTAGAGGCAGCTATTGTCAATAAAACAAAACCGATTTCAAAGGTTCCGGCTCCACCAAAAACCATTGATGGTAAAGGTAAAACTGAGCCTACTCTTGATAACGAAAAATTATCCACCGCTGAGTGGATGAGATTACGGAATCAAGATTTAGAAAAGAAGGGAAGACGCAAGTTTTAATCTTCGCCCCACTTGCTAGGGTTTATAGCATGTTTTGTTCGTTAAAATTATGGCTTCGGACACCATAAGCGACAATAGCTCAAAGGTAGAGTATCAGTCTTCCAAACTGTTGGTTCTCGGTTCAAGTCCGAGTTGTCGCTCCATTTTATTATTGCGGGATAGAGCAGCCAGGTAGCTCGTGTGACTCATGCTCATAAGGTCGTAGGTTCAAATCCTGCTCCCGCAACCAAAACCATCTTGGCTGGTATATGCCATGTATTGGCCTGATAACTAACTTGACACAGGCGCAAGTATTCAAAGAACACGGATGCTCGCGCCTTTATGGTGCCTTTAATTTCTCCTTCCTTGTTCGACGCAATTTAACGTCGGCGGCAATGATGCTGCTGCGATCAATCATTCGCAACATAAGGAATTAAAACCATGTCAAATAGTCTTTTGACCATCAATATGATCACGAGAGAGGCCGTTCGCCTCTTCCAAAATACTAACGCTTTTATCCAAAATATTGACCGTCAGTACGACGATTCATTCGCGGTAAATGGCGCAAAAATCGGTTCTAATCTTAGAATCCGCTTACCAAACGATTACGTTGTAACAACGGGTCCTGGTGCATCGATTCAAGATACTGCTGAACAAAGCATCTTATTAACCGTTGCCACACAGAAGCATGTGGACGTGTCATTCACCACAGCCGACTTGACATTAAGCTTGGATGATTATTCAGAACGCATCCTAGCCCCTCAAATCAATAACCTTGCTGGTGCAATTGCTGCCGATATCATGAGCGGTGCAGAAACAGGTATTTGTAACCTCGTTTCTAACCTTGATGGTTCTGGCAATATCATTGCCCCAACAGCAACAACCTATTTGACAGCTGATGCTGTGCTAGATTTAAACTCAGCACAAAACGGTGATCGTAAGGTGGTAAACTCTCCTATCACGAATGCGCGTGTTGTATCAAGCCTAACTGGTCTACTCAACCCTGTCCAAGAGATATCTAAGCAATACAGAAACGGTAAAATGTTTACTGCACTTAATTTCGAATGGATGAAAGACCAGACTGTATTGGTGCATACTACAGGTAGCTTTACAGCGGGTACAGTAAATGGTGCAAGCCAAACTGGAACAACTTTGGTAGTCAACGCCATCACAGGTACACTTGCAGCTGGTGATATCATTACGATTGCTGGCGTTAATGCGGTTAACCGTGTTACCAAGGCTACTACAGGCCAAGCCCGTCAGTTCGTGGTGCTAGCTGCTGTAGCTAATGGCGGTACATCAATTTCTATCTATCCTGCTATCACTCCAGCAGTTGGAGGAAGTGCCGTACAATACCAGACTGTAACCGCTTCTCCTGCTAATGGTGCGGCAATTACACTCGGTACGCCTGCTAACTCTGTATACCGTAAAAATATCGCATTTGCGCCGCAAGCCGTCACAATGGCTACTGCTGACCTTGCAATGCCTACCGATGGTGCGCGTTCTGCCCGTGAGGTGTTTGACGGAATTTCTATGCGTATGGTTCAACAGTATAATATATCCACGGATCAGGATGTTCAGAGGCTCGATTGCTTGTACGGTTATCTGTACGTAAAACCTGAGTGGGCCGTGACAGTCTGTGATTCATTATAAAAAACAATAACTTGCAATATAACGGATTATTATGTTGTAAGAATGGATGTCCTAGCATATAGTGCTACTATAATTTTTATAGGAGTGCTATATGCGAGAACTAACACCTGAAGAAAAAGAAGCAAAAAATTAAAGAAAGAAATGGAAGATAAAATCGAAGAAAATCATGACCAATGACATCCTTGATGCCTATATAAGCGCAGATGGAACAGAGATAATTGATCGAAAAATCTGCGGAGGAAAAATAGTTTTAAATTCAGGTGAATTATATAAAATTGGCACGCATTGTAGCGATTTTAATCCTGATAAATGGTATAATCCGGAAGAAATAGGAATACCGTTACGAACAAAATCTAAAAAATTCCGTTTAGGTAACTCGGAGCGAGCCGAAGTCGCTCTTACCAAGATGATTAATGCCAAACCAGCCCCATAAGGGGCTTTTTTTATGCCCAGGAGTCTATATGCCATTAATTCACGGCGCATCATATCCAGATTATCAATTCCAAGAGTACCCCAAATGGATTACACTAGCAGATGGTGCACAAAAAATCGTAGAAGATGCTTTTGAAGAGCATCAATTGCTTGGCACAAAAGAAGCTAATCCTGAACCGGAATTTGTTGGATTTAAGGGATTTGAGTTTAAACTTGATCCCATCCCTGTTGTTAACGGGTTTAATATTCCTATTGAAGATGATACGCCTCCTGATATCACTCCAGAAAGCAATAATATTACTGAGGATATTGAAACACTTCGCAAGCAAGCTGACGATCTTGGTTTGATTTACGATAAACGCTGGGGAGCTTTGAAGCTTCGGCAAGCGATAGATAGCTCTAGAAAGAGAGCAACAGCAGAAGAATAATTGGCTGGTGGGGAGGATTCAAACCTCCGATCCGGAATATATAGAACCGTGTTATGCGTTCATAAACCAGCTTTTGCATCACGTCACCATTCAGTCTCTCTGGCACCACCATTTAAAGAATACCATAGAAGAAAACCCATGACAACCCCATCAGATATTATATTATCTGCTTTGAAAAAGGCGGCAATCATCGGTGCTGGGCAAAGTGCGTCCGCTGAGGATATGAATGATGCATTTGATGATTTGAACCAGATGCTTGCACAATGGCAACGTAAACGTTGGATGGTTTATCACCTCGTAGACGTGGCAAAGGTGTCCACTGGAGCGCAAAGCTATACAGTAGGCCCCGGTGGTGACTTTAACGTTACAACGCGTCCAGATCGCTTAGAATCGGCCTTTAATCGGCAATTGGTTAATGGATCAAACTATAATGTTGATACGCCGCTAACAATCATTGAGGCGCGGGAAACATATAACCAAATCTCTCTCAAAACGCTTGGAACATTCCCTTATACAATATTTTACGATTCAGACTTCCCTTTAGGGCGTGTTTATCCATGGCCCATACCACAAGCCAGTATTTATGAAATTCATCTTACATTAAAGGCGCAACTCGATCAATTTACGAGCCTTGGGCAAGTTATCTCATTGCCCCTTGAATATTTTCCGGCACTTACATGGAATCTTGCTGGAAGGCTTGCCGCTTCTTATGGGATGCCAGTTACTCCAGCCATTGTTGGTCTTGCTAAAGATAGCCTGAATGTAATCCGCAATGCTAATACGCAAGTACCGCTGCTTAATATGCCTGCTGGCCTTAGTAGCAGACAAAGATACAACATCTATAGCGATCAACTATATTAAATCATGACAACTGAACTTCTGCATATTGAAGAAGGCTACCGTTTAATTGCGGGTGAGCTGATCAATGCCATGATTGATGCTATTGAAAATTCTGGTGTAGATACTATATCGATTACCCCAGCTAACGGTATATCTGGAAGTGTAATTTATGCTGGTACAAATGCCGCTATTACGCTTGCTTTGGGTGCGATTACACCAACTACAATTGTTGCAAGCGGGACGATTTCAGGTAGTAACCTATCTGGAACCAATACGGGTGACCAAACGATTATCCTTACGGGAGATGTTACTGGCGCAGGTACAGGTAGTTTTGCGACTACGCTTGCCAGTGGAGCGGTTACGCTTGGAAAAATGGCAAATTTAGCAGCAAATTCAATTATTGGCAATAATACCGGGATTGCTGCGACGCCAATTGCTCTTACAGCAACACAAACAAAAACCCTTTTAAGCCTACAAAATGTAGAAAATACGGCTCTATCAACATGGGCTGGAAGCTCAAATATTACGACGCTTGGTACGATAGCAACAGGAGTATGGGGCGGAACGGCAGTTGCGGTAAATAAGGGCGGTACAGGACAAACCAGCTATACGGATGGTCAATTACTTATTGGCAATAGCTCAGGTAATGGATTAACTAAAGCAACACTTACTGCGGGAGCGAATATCATCATTACTAATGGTAATGGTAGTATTGAAATAGCAGCATCGGCACCGGGAACAGGAACGGTTACTGATGTTTCAGTCGTAACGGCAAATGGCATATCTGGAAGTGTTGCTACCTCAACTACAACGCCAGCAATCACATTAACTTTAGGGGCAATTAATCCAAGCAGTATTGGTGCTACTACTCCGTGTCCAATACAGGGCTATAGACCAGTTAATACGCAAACAGGAACATCCTATACTCTGGTTCTTAGTGATTCCGGCAAGGAAATTACTATGAATAATGGAAGCGCAAGCACTCTTACTATACCTCCATTTGCAAGCGTTGCTTTTGTGGCACAAACAGAGGTTGATATATTCCAACTTGGTGCGGGTCAGGTAACTATCACAGCAGGTGCGGGTGTTACAATAGTTTCCTATAACACCTTAGTTAAGCTTGCTGGTCAATATGCTGGTGCAACTATTAAGCATACGGCTACACAAAATACATGGTCATTAGTTGGTAATTTAGCTGCATAGGATGGTGAAGATGCAATTCATAAAAAACAGTGATCAAACTATGGTAACTGCCTATTTTATTGGTGTCGCCAGCCTTACAAGTGATGGTAATTATTCAATAACGTTACCCGAAGCATCGAAGATTGTGGGTCTGTATCAAAACCAAACAGCAGAATATACGCCAACAACAGGAGATGCTTATATCGATAATGGTAATATTAACGACAGTATAGTGGTTCCTCTATCTGATTTTAACACCCAATATACACAGGTGTAATTATGCTTGGAATTGGATTTGGGGTTTTTGCATCGAGCATAAACTCCGGAAATCATCCAGGGTCGCCAACTGTTTATAATACCGCTCAAATAGGGACGTCCTATGTAGTTGGTGCTGGTGTAACCATTCTTACAGTGGAATTATGGGGCGCTGGTGGTGGTGGTGGGTCAAGTGGGTCTGCTGGAGCGAATGGTGGTGGTGGTGGTTATTGTAAAGTTGATATCCCTGTTACTCCGTTTGAAACGTTAACTATTAGCGTAGGAGCAGGGACCGATACATCTATTACATCGGTAGGTGGTGCGCCTGGTGGAGGGAATGGAGCTGGTGCGGCTGGGCAGTATTCGGCGGGAGGCGGAGGATATAGCGTTATTAAAAGGAGTTCTACAATTCTCGCTTTAGCAGCGGGTGGAGGTGGTTCTGCTTCTGGAACGCCAACTACAGGAAATCCTGTCACTGTTTGTGCAGGAGGGGCGGGAGGAGGAACTAATGGAGTTAATGCTCCCGGTGGAGGAACTGGCGTTTCTTCAGTTGCCACTGGCGGATCGCAAGTGGCAGGAGGAATAGGGGCAACAAGTTCGTCGGCTAATAACGGTGCAGATGGATCAAGTTTAACTGGTGGTGGCGGATCTTCAGGGCCAAGCAATACCAATGGCGGCGGTGGTGGTGGCGGTTATTTTGGAGGCGGTGGAGGTAATGGGGGTAGTGGACATCCTTATGATCCATCAGGTGGTGCTGGTGGTTCTAGTTATTACGATTCTATTTTAACAAGCAATCAAACTCTTACAGCGGGATCAGGAACAGCCCCAGGTGGAAACACTAGCCCTAATTATGGAGGAACTGCTGGAACGGGCGGATTAAGTCAACCACAAACAGCGGGTAATCCAGGAAGAATAGTAATTTACTAAGCAATGACGCTCCTTCGGGGGCTTTTTTTATGATCTAAAGGAGAGAAGCCATGACAGCCGCAATTAGTATTGTTGAAACACCCGGGCCACGTTTAATCGATGGGGCAGATATTAACACGATTATAACTGTAGTAAATGGTTTGGCGGCTGGCACCACGGCTGGAGTATATACGGGTACCTTCAACGGTATTGTTGGCGGCACAACCCCGGCTGCTGGCACGTTTACCGCGCTTGTTTCAACCACGTTTGCACCAACTGGTGATATTACTATTGCAAGTGGCAAGGCAATTAAAACCGATACTACCGATGCACATACGGCGATATTTCAAGCCTATGACGTGGACGGCACAGCATATAAAACATTTGCCACCCTCACCAACGGCAACACACCATCTTTTGCTATCGCAGCTCCTTCCGGCGGTACAGTCACTATCGATGGTGCCGTAATCGGGG